TAAATAATACTAACGTAACTTGTGGGGCAACAATAAAAAATTTAACTTATGGTGTGCAATATTTAGTAGTCGCAGGTGGCGGAGGAGGTGGAGCTACTTGTGGTGGTATGGGTGGTGCAGCTGGTGGTGGAGCAGGTGGATTTAGAGCAGTAGCTTGTAAAAATTTTAGTGTAGCCCCAGGAACTTCTTTTCCAATTACAGTTGGTGCAGGTGGAGCAGGTGGATCAACTCCGCCAAGTTTTAGCTCATCTTGTGCAACTGGATCTAATGGAACAAATTCAGTTTTTTCAACAATAACTTCTGCGGCTGGAGGGTTTGGTGCTTTTGCAGCTCCATCTGGTTGTAGAGAAGGTGGACCAGGAGGATCAGGTGGAGGATCAGGTGGAGGACCAGGAAGTTCTGGAGGAACAGGTAATACACCACCAGTTGCACCGCCACAAGGTAATGATGGAGGAGACAATGGTGGACCAGCTAGAGGTGCAGGCGGTGGAGGAGCAGCAGCTGCTGCAGGTGATGCTGCAAATCCAGGAAACTTTACTGGAGGAGCAGGATCAAATACAACAATTTTAGGATCAATACCTCAAGTACCAAGTTATGGTGAACCAGGGCCAAATCCTGGAAGATATTTTGGTGGCGGAGGTGGAGGAGGTCTTTATGATACTTCTCCTGAACAACCAGCTGGTAATAATGGTGGAATAGGTGGTGGTGGAAATGGTGGATCACCAGGTGCAGGTTCTGCTGGTACAGCCAACACAGGTGGTGGTGGCGGAGGTGCAGGAAGATCAGGATCAGCTCCAATTGGATCAAGAAGTGGAGGAGCAGGAGGTTCAGGAATTGTAGTTATTCGTCATACTACAGCAGATGCAAGTCCATCAGTTAGTGGTGGTAATGTTGTTGCAACTTGTGGATCAGATACAATTAGGATATTTACATCAGATGGGACATTTACATCATAGGAATTAAATTATGACAAGTAAAATTAAAGTAGATAATATAAATAAAGTTTCAGACGATTCTAACATCATTAAAAAATGTGGATCAACAACGACAGTTGGATCAGGTTCTGGTCAAACGATTGTAGTTGATGGTGCAACAGTAACATTAGGTAGGTGTGGTGGTGCTGTTAATCTTGCATCAGGCGCAACACAGACAGGTTTCGGAAGAACAGGGACCGTTGATTGGTGTACTACAGCAAAAACAAGTCCTTTTACATCTGTATCAGGAAAAGGTTATTTCATAAATACAACATCAGGAGCTGTTACAGTTACACTTCCATCTAGTCCTTCAGCAGGTGATATAGTTTCAATAGCAGACTATACAAATACTTTTCAGACTAACTCTGTTACATTAAATAATAATAGTTCAAAGATAGGAGGAGTTTGTGCTCCTGCTATTTTATCAACTGAAGGTCAATCAGCTACTTTTGTTTATGTAGATGGAACCGAAGGTTGGAAAAATGTTCAAGATTCAACAAGTAATGTTACAGGAACTGCTTTTGTTACCGCTACAGGTGGTACAATTACAACTTGTGGAGATTATAAAATACATACATTTACAGCAGATGGTTGTTTTGCTGTTTCAGCTTTAGCAACAGCTCCAGCAGATAATAAAGCATCATATCTTGTTGTTGCAGCCGGTGGTGGTTCACAACCAAACATTGGTGGTGGAGGTGGTGCAGGTGGTTTTAGAGAAGGAAAACTTTCTACAGACCCTTATACTGCTAGTCCACTAGCGGCAACACCATGTTCTGCTTTAACATTAACAGTAGCAACATTTCCAATATCAGTTGGAGGTGGTGGTGCTGGTGGTTCTTGTGCAGCTAATGGAGCTAATTCAGTTTTTAGTACAATTACTTCTGCAGGTGGAGGAAAATCAGGTCGTTATCCTGACTCCCCAGCAGGAACTGCAGGTGGTTCAGGTGGAGGAGCTGGCGGTGGTGGCGGCGGTGGCGGTGCAGGAAACACACCTCCTGTTACACCTCCTCAAGGAAACAGTGGTGGAGGTAGTGGTAATAGTTTTCCAGCTATTGGAGCTGGAGGTGGCGGTGGAGCAACAGCTGCGGGATCAAGTGGATCAAATCCAGGAGGAGGAGCTGGTGGAAATGGCGGAGGAACAGGAATTAATCCAGCATCTCCAGTAGGAACACCTGGTCCAAGTGGACCTTTAAGATATTTTGCAGGTGGTGGAGGAGGCGGAGGATATGCTTCTAATAGTGGAAAAGCTGGTGGATATGGTGGTGGAGGTAATGCTAATTCTTGTGGTCCTGGAAATGGATCTGCTGGTACAACAAATACTGGTGGAGGAGGTGGTGGTCAAGGAAATGCAGGCGGTTCTGGAATAGTTATGATAAGATACAAATTTCAATAGGAATTAAATTATGAGTACAATTAAAGTAAATACAGTAACAAAAAGAACAGGCAGCACACTTACATTAGGTGAGTCAGGCACAACAGTAACTTTAGCTTGTGGTGCTTCACAATCAGGTTTTGGAAGATCAGGTTCTGTAAATTGGTGTACGACTGCTAAAACAAGTCCTTTAACTGCAGAATCAGGAAAAGGTTATTTTATAAATACAACAGGTGGAATAATAACTGTAACACTACCTGCTTCCCCATCAGCTGGAGATATTGTTGCAGTAAAAGATTATGCAGACACTTTTGATTCAAATGCTGTAACAATAGGAAGAAATGGTTCTAATATTGGTGGAGAAGCACTTTGTGCAAGTTTACAAACAGAAGGAATAGCAACAACTTTCGTTTATGTTGATTCAACTAAAGGATGGTTAGTTACTAATGATGGTTTACAATCAACAGCACCAACAGCTGCATATATTGAAGCATCGGGTGGTAATGCCACTATAACTTGTGGTGATTTTAAAACACACATTTTTACAGCTGATGGACCTTTTAATATTACAGCAGCAGGTGCTCCAACCGGTTCATCTACATTTGAGTATTTGGTAGTTGCTGGTGGAGCATCAGGTGGTGCTTCTCATAATTATGGGTCAGGAGCAGGTGGTGGTGGAGCTGGAGGATTTAGAATGTTTACAACTGCTCCAGGATCTAATTCACCTTTAAATGCACCAGCAGGCGTAGCAGCTTCAGTTGCAAATCTTACAGTTACAGTTGGAGCAGGCGGAGCAGGTGCAAGCGCACCATCAACTTATGACCCAGGAAATTCTGGTACTGTTTCAACTTTTTCAACAATAACAAGTGCAGGAGGTGGAGGAGGTTCAGGTGGTAATACACCTACTGCCCCAGCTGGATCAGGTGGATCAGGTGGTGGTAGTGGTTATAATCCAGGAGCAGGAGCTGGTAATACACCTCCAACCTCACCTCCTCAAGGTCAATCTGGTGGAGACACTAATGTTACAGGAGCTTACGCTGCTTCAGGTGGCGGAGGAGCAGGAGCGGCAGGAGCCACTGCACCAAGCTGTAAAATAGGAGGCGCAGGTGGAGTTGGAGGTTATATTGCAGATTCATTTATTGGACCAACAGCTCCAAGTTATGGAACTCCAGGACCAATTTCTAGTACAAGATATTTTTCCGGTGGTGGCGGAGGCGGAGGCGGTATTGCAGCTTATCCACCTGCTCCAGGTGTTACTGGAGGTGCAGGAGGATCAGGCGGAGGTGGTACAGGTGGTGGTGATCCAGCTCCAACTAGACCAGGTACAGCAGGAACAGTAAATACAGGAGGTGCAAGTGGTGGTAATTCAGCATCCCCTCCAGGTAATCCTTCATTAGAAGTTAGTTTAGCTGGTGGTTCAGGTTTTGTTGCAATAAGATATAAATTCCAAAATTAATGAATTTACAGAAGTTAAAAAATAATATATAAGGAGAAACATTATGGCACATTACGCAAAACTAGGAGCAAACAATAAAGTTATAGCGGTTCACGTTGTAGCTGATGCTGATTGTCAAAATGCTGATGGTATTGAAGATGAAGAAGTAGGAAGACAGTTTTTGGAAAGAATCCACAGCTGGCCTTTATGGAAAAAAACATCTTACAATACATCTGGTGGACCACAGAAATGGCGGAACACCTTTAAGAGGTAACTACGCAGGTATAGGTATGACTTATGATGAAGATAACGATATTTTCATTAGTAAAAAACCTTATGCTAGTTGGGTATTAAATGTATCGGAAGCTAGATGGCAATCACCAATAGGTGATGCTCCAGCATTATCTGAAGAAGAAGCATTAACTCATATATATGAGTGGAATGAATCTACAGGTGCTTGGGATAAAGTCGCTAGATAACACACTTGACATTTTAATCAGAGTTTATTACATATC